CGTGGCAAAGAAAAGAAGGTAAATCTGCATCAGGCGGTTTGAATAGAAAAGGTATTGCATCTTACAGAAGAGCAAATCCTGGTTCAAAACTTTCAATGGCTGTTACTACCAAGCCATCGAAATTAAAAAAAGGTAGTAAAGCAGCAAACAGAAGAAAGTCTTTCTGCGCGCGTATGAGCGGGATGAAAAAAAGATTAACTTCTGCAAAAACAGCAAGAGATCCAAATTCTAGAATTAATAAATCTTTAAGAAAATGGAATTGCTAATATTAAACAAAAACGAAAGGTAAAAATATGGAAATGGACGAATTAACTGTAATAAATAAGATTCAAAAATACATAAAAGAACGCTACCAAAGCATTGGTGATGCAATGATTGGTGGGGGTATTGACAATATGGAAAAATACAAGTATATGATGGGACAGGCACACGCCTATTTAAAAATATCACAGGAAATCTCTAACCTGCTAGAACCAAAGGAGCAAAAAAATGAAAGAGAACCAGACCTCACAAACGTTGTCAGATTCGGAAAAGACAGCGGAAATACCAAAGACTAAATTAGCATTACAAGAAAAATACGAAGCTCTCAACCAAGAAGAAGTTGAAGGTTACGAACGTTTAAAAGAAAAAGAATCATCAAAATTACCTAAACCAACTGGATGGAGAATGTTAATTCTTCCATTTAAAATGCCAGAGAAAACTCGTGGTGGTTTATATTTAGGTCAAGAAACTTTAGAACGTCAGCAAATTGGTTCAACTTGTGGACTTGTGTTAGCACAAGGACCTGATTGTTATAAAGATCCCGAAAGATATCCAGAAGGACCTTGGTGTAAAAAAGGTGACTGGGTAATTTTTGCAAGATATGCTGGATCAAGAATCCAGATAGATGGTGGGGAAGTAAGATTGCTAAATGACGATGAAGTGTTAGCAACCATCGAAAATCCCGAAGACATACTTCATAAATATTAATAAAAACACATAGGAGGAACTATGCAAATAGACGAAAACAAAACTGTGGACATAGATACATCTGGTCCAGGTGCAGAAATAGAATTAGAAGATAATTCTAATGAAAATGAAAATGAACTGGAGGTTCAAAATGAAAAAACTGATGAAAACAGTGTTGAGTCCAATAACTCATCTGAGAAACCTAGCGAGCAGTCTAATGTTCAAGCTAGCGAAACAAAAGAAGAGTCTAAGAAAGACTCTCAAGAACCTGATGAATTAAAACAATATTCTGATAGCGTTCAAAAAAGAATTGCGAAGCTTACTAAGAAGTGGAGAGAAGCAGAGAGACAAAAAGATGAAGCTCTTACTTATGCTCAACGTATTATAGAAGAAAAGAAAAAAGCTGAAGCAAGACTTTCTACTCTAGAACCCGGATACCTGAAGTCTACAGAAGACTCAATTAAATCTGGATTAGAATCTGCAAAAGCTAGATTAGCTGCTGCGAGAGAAGCTCAAGACTTAAACGCTGAATCAGAAGCTTTAACTACTATTTCAGAATTAGGTTATAAACAAGCCAGATTCTTAGAAGTAAAAGCTCAACAAGAAGCTCAAAGTAAGGAAACTAAGGTTGCACAACCTGAAATTAACTTAAATAGACAAGAAGCACCTAGAGCTACACCAGATCCAAAAGCTGAAGATTGGGCTGAAAAAAACACTTGGTTTGGTAGAGATAGTGCTATGACTTATACGGCTTTTGATCTACATAAGAAACTTACAGAAGAAGAGGGTTATGATCCTCAATCTGATGAGTATTATTCTGAAATAGATAAAAGAATAAGACTTGAATTCCCGCACAAATTTGCTAATATACAGCAAAAGGCGGAAACGACCAAGCCTGTACAGACAGTTGCTTCGGCAAAAAGAAGTACAAAAACTGGTCGCAAGACTGTGAGGCTCACACCATCACAGGTAGCAATCGCTAAAAAATTAGGTGTGCCACTTGAAGAATATGCGAAACAATTAAATATCACGAAGGAGGTATAGGCATATGGAAAATGAAAAAATAAATAAGACCTCGCGTGCGAGTCAAACTAGAGAAAAAGATTCTCGACCGAAAGTTTGGTCTCCACCATCAAGTTTAGATGCGCCCCCTGCGCCTACTGGATTTAGGCACAGATGGATAAGAACTGAAACGCTTGGCTTCCAAGACACTAAGAATGTTGCTGGAAGAGTAAGATCTGGATACGAGCTTGTAAGAGCTGATGAATATCCTGACTCAGATTATCCGATTGTCGAAGACGGCAAATATAAGGGAGTCATCGGAGTTGGTGGCCTTGTGCTGGCAAGGGTACCGGAAGAAATCGCACAACAGCGGGCAGATTACTATAAGCGACAAGCTAAAGAAAATGTCGAAGCAGTTGACAACGATTTAATGAAGGAACAGCACCCAAGTATGCCGATCAATATTGATCGACAAACTCGTGTAACTTTTGGTGGTACGAAGAAATCCTAATTAAAGAATTTCTAAAGCCAACAAATTACACTTAAACAATAATGTCTAAGGAGGACAACTACTATGGCAAATAAAAATGCAGCCTTTGGTCTAAAACCAATTGGCAAAGTAGGTCAAAATAGAGACAACCAAGGTTTAAGTGAATATAGTATTTCTGCTAATGATAGCACAACTATCTATTTCCAAGATCCAGTCAAAATGACTGCAGCTGGAACAATAGATCAAGGTGCAGCAGGTGGAAATATCCTAGGTTCATTGAACGGGGTGTTTTATACTGATCCTACAACTAAAAAACCTACGTGGGCAAATCACTACGCACAAGTAAATGCTAGTGACATCGTTGCTTTCGTAGCTGATGATCCATATGAGAGATTCGAAATCCAGTCGAACAACACAGGTGCTTCTGCACAAACTGATGTGTTCAACAACGCGGATATCGCTCTTGGAGCTGGTAATTCAGCAAACTATGTATCTAAAGCAGTGTTAAACGATGCTACATTAAGCACGAACGCAGCACAGCTTAAGATTCTAGGTGTTTCAAAAGATCCAGACAATAATGACTTAGCTTCTGGCTACGTTAATTGGGTTGTTATGATCAATGAACACAATCTTAAAGTAACAACAGGCGTATAATAGAGGAGAAAAACTATGGCTATATCACGAGGACAACTAGTTAAAGAACTAGAACCAGGTTTGAATGCTCTATTCGGCTTGGAATATAAACGTTATGAGAATCAGCACGCTGAAATATATACTACTGAATCTTCAGACAGAGCGTTTGAAGAAGAAGTTATGTTATCAGGTTTTGCTCAAGCTCAAGTTAAACCAGAAGGATCAGGTGTAACATTTGACAATGCTCAAGAAACTTACACTGCAAGATACACACACGAAACTGTGGCTCTTGCCTTCTCAATAACTGAAGAAGCAATTGAGGACAACTTGTATGACAGACTTGCTAGTAGATATACAAAAGCGTTAGCTAGATCTATGGCAAACACAAAACAAGTTAAAGCAGTAGCTCCGTTGATAAACGGTCTACCTTCTAACGATGCTTTTGATTCAGGAGACGGTGTTTCTTTATTTAACACTGCTCACCCAACAATCTCAGGCACTGTTAAGAATACATTGACTACTCAAGCTGACTTGAATGAAACTTCATTAGAACAATGTTTAATCGACATTGCTGCAATGACAGACGAAAGAGGTCTAAAAATTGCTGCAAGAGGAATTAAAATGATTGTTCCTTCTGAACTTCAATTCACAGCTGAGAGATTAATGAAATCTCAAGGTAGAGTTGGTACTGCTGATAATGATATCAACGCAATCGTTTCTATGGGAATGGTTCCTCAAGGTTACAGAGTGAACAATTTCTTAACTGACACAGATGCGTATTACATTATCACTGACGTGCCAAATGGAATGAAATACTTCGAAAGAGCAGCAATTAAAACTGCTATGGAAGGTGATTTCGATACTGGCAACGTAAGATACAAAGCTAGAGAAAGATACTCATTTGGTGTATCTGACTTCAGAGGTATCTTCGGTGTTGAAGGTGCGTAATACCTAAAATATTTTGGGGCGAGACACAATCTCGCCCCAATTATAAAATATAATAAAGAAAGACTCATATGAAAAACTTCCGTATTAAAATCAGATCTAGAGGATACTTCTGCGACTTCATAATTGAATGTGAAGACAGCAGTGAAGCATTAGAAAATGCAATAGTTGACAAACTAGGAAAAAATGATATAGTATGGGAAGAATCAAAGTTTTACAGTTTAAGTAAAACTTGGTTAACCTATGAGGAGGTTAATGATGCAAACACACGTTCAATCCCTTTACAAACAAAAGAGGGGCCTAGAACTACAGTGGGAGCAGCACTATAACGACGAGGGTAGATATACTCTCGATATGGTTAGGATTGATAATAAAATAAAAGAAGTTATCAATCATATTAAGATGGCAGAAGCTAAAGAAGCTAGTCGACTTAATAAAATAATTGATGCTGCACCTAAAGTTTCAGTAGCTACTTAAACAAAACGCTACTAAATCGTTGGAAAACGTCAACTCCACTACAAACTCTCTTGCACTTTATTAAAATCTGCTATATAAAATCATTACTATACATAAATATTTCGCATAGACGAGTATAGTCGACGGCCTAGAGACTATGTGAAAATAACTAGGAGGATATAAAAATGGCACAAACTACATTTACAGGTCCAGTAACATCATTAAATGGTTTTATTGGTGGACCAAACGTAAACGCACAAGGTTCTTCAGCAACTGATACACAACAAGGTGGAAACCTTCCGTTCTTAGCATCTGCTGGTAATGTAACTACATTATCTACAACAGGTGGAACAAGAACTTTAAAGGCTACTGAAAACGAAGGCGTTATTGCATACGTTAAATACGGTGCAAATGGAACTTCTGTATCTTGTTACGTTTTTTCAGATGGAGCACAATGGCTTCAATTGAATGACCCAACAAGCACAGTTGCGTAGTAATTAATTAATGTGGGCCTTCGGGCCCACAAAATTTTAACGGAGAAAAATTATGGCAGCTAAAGGCGATGTAAAAGCAGTTCAAATTACAGGAGCAGCTCAAGTGTTTGCAGGTAGAACAAGATTAAGAGGAATCATTCTTTCTAATACAACTACTACAACAACTACTGGTTCTGTAACTTTACAAGATGAATCTGGAACTCAATTCACAGCAGAAGTACCACCAGGAGATGTGTTTTCATTTAATCTTCCTGAAGATGGAATTTTGTTTAAAGGTGGAATGACTTGCAGTGCAATCACAAGTGCAAAAGCAACTGTATTGATAGATAAATAAGAGGTTAAAAAATGGCTACCTCTGGAACAGCAACCTTTGAATCAGGTTTTTATATTGATGATATAATTAC